TTCGTCGGATCGTAGGGCACCGAGCCCAGCCACTTACCCAGCGCGTCGGCGGCCTTGAGCTGATCCGCGAAGATTGCGCCCTCGATTTCGCTCACCGGCTCGCCCAGCCAGATATGCTGATACTTCTTAGGGTCCTTGCGCTTCTGATCCTCGGCCAGTTGCCGCATAGTGTCCGACAGCCACGGGTTTTCTAGATAGCTGGTGTGGATATGGATGGTGTTAGTCGGCGGGTCCTGGAAGTATTTGTAGACCGGATCGGTGGTTAGCTCTGGATTCCAGATAAACCACGCCTGGGCCCCCTCTTCGCGTACAACGGTGGGTATGAACACGTCGAGCGAGTCTTGCGATATCTTGGCGGCCTCTTCAACGATGGTCCGATTGATGCCCTTTAGGGATTTCTGGTCCCTGACGTTCTCCCGGATGCCGACAAAGATGAACTCGCTGGCTACCTGATCACCGTCCTTGCGTAAAATGCGCGATTCTTGGATTTCGTAGGGGCCATTCTGTGAGGCCGCCATGCCGTAGGTGTAAATCGCGTCCGAGAGTAGCTTATGGCTGGAATCTCTTATACTGGCCATCGTCTCGCGAGCGCAACAGGTACGAATGGGCCGCGTGATTGCGTCTAGCAAAGCTACTTTGTGGGTCTGCTCTGACTTCATCCCACCGCGCCCTCCGTATATATTGGCGAAGGTGTGCTTTTCGTTCAGGAGTGGTAGAAACTTCGGGTGTATCTCTACTGGCGTGGGTAGCAAGAACGTAATCTCCTTTACTTAGCGACATGGATAACTTCCGCTCCCTTCATCGCCTTGCGCCACAACTTCACATCGAAGGTTGCTCCCGGTGGCAATTCGTTCGCTCCGCGAAATACAACCGTGTGCCCGTAGCGGTCCTTCAGAATGTCCCCCGGCCTAGGATGGCGGCGCGGATCTCGTGGTGCGGCGCGGTCAGTCATTTGCCCTCCCGCTTACCGTATCTCTTGAGACACTTTTTGCATGTGACTTTTCCTGGTACCCAAGTCCAGTTGGCACCATTTTGGGAAGGCGAGCTTCCGACAGACTTCGCTCCACATTCCAGAACGCCCTTGCCAGCGTTTCCTAGATGAACTACCCTGCTCATCCTTTATCCCTCCCGGCTTGCTGCGATTCCAGCGCTCGTGTTGATTAATGGAAACCGCATCGGCATATATGCACCAGCGTTGGTCCTACCGTCGTAATCCTCGTCCACTACGACCGCGCCACAGAGCCTGCGGGCGCACTGAGCCGAGCGATACAGGAATCGCGTCTTCCACGGCCCAGCGGTAGCCTTCTCCAGCAGCCCGCTGATTCTCTCGATAATGTTCATTTGGGCTTCCTCACGTTCTTGAATCGCACGGAAAATGTCTCCTCGGGATTGAGTCGCACCACTTTCGAGACGGTCCATTCAGCACCTTCGCCCTTGAACGTGACCGCATCGCCAAGCTTGGGAATTGGCCCCTTGCACAGCACGAAAGTCTTGGATATTGTCCCCAGCTTAACCGTGATGCGGGCCGGGTTCTTAACGCTGGTCATTTCTGCTCTAAGTAGCATAGCTAGCGAGCCTCCGGTGGTTTAGGTGCGGGTGGTAATGGACGCCAATGGGTCGGCTTGTACAGACTAGACGTGAAGTTTGTCCCGTCGCTCCACGATCCGATGCTGATTAATCGATCCTCCACATTGCTCCACAATTGCTCGAAGTTCGGTTCCCACCAAACAATGGCCCTCGCCCATCCTCCGGGTATGTCGCATGGAAACGCTATCAGGATTGGTCCATCCTTCGGAGCCGTGGCCATCGACTGCCATTCTTGCGTCTCCAGATAAGCCGCGTGAGCGCGTAGCTCGTCGGCCTGCGTGCCGCAACCCGTGTAGTCCATGCTCTCGACGATGCGGGCAATCTCGCGCAATCGGGCAGGCGTAAGGCACTGTGGCGTTGGTGATGGGGTCATTTAGGTTGTCCCTCCGAGTTTGAATTGAGCCACTGCTCTGCTTGCCACCACCAGGGACGGACTAACTCCTTGGGGACAATAGATATTTGCAGACGCCCGCCGATCTTGTTCGCAATCGTCTGTAGATCATCCAATCTCAACGGTTTCTTCCGAGACGTGCTGTTAGGCTGGCTCATTGTCGGCGCTCCCATGGACCAGCGGTCCGTCGCGACACCAGATGATAGGATTGTGGGAAACGCGCAACCCAGTCCCGAGCTTCGGTTTCAGTGGCTATCTGCTTGATTCGTTCAGTTTCCTTGCCGTCAACCACGCTCATGATTCCCCAATCGCGTAGCTAATTCGCCGTTACTGGAGGCTGCTCGGGCGTTGGGGATGGGGTCATTTAGGTGGGTGCTCCTTCTTTACGATCACTTCCCAGCGTGGCCGCATAGTGCCGTCTGGGTTGCTCACTTCAATAGCCTTGCGCTTGGCGTGGGCGTACTGCGCCAGCTCGGCGTTAGCCTTCAGTGATTCGGCCACATTGATGCGCTCCCACGTCGAGCCGCCACACGACAGACACCGCCTGGAGCCGATGCCCTCACACGTACAAACAAGCTTGCCCTTAACGAGCGTTGCCGTGGTGATCGCGCAATCGTGGGCATGTGTTCCGGGGGCCAGCTCGTAGAATGTCCGTCCGGTGGGCTTGCGATCCTTGTCGATACACGTTCCGCATGGAACCTTGCGGCTAGCGATCATGCACATATTCGTGATCGGGTCCACCTGGAGGCGGGCCATAATATCCTGCGCCTCGCGTGTGGATTTGTTGGGCGTCCCCCTTTTACGTCCGCCTGTTTTAGTCTTGGCCGCCATCTCTCTATTTTTGTCTACCTTAGCGGCATCTTGCGCCGGTTGCCGTCCGTTGCTGGTAGTCCAAAGCCAGCTAGCGGCGTTGCGTCGTGAACCGGCTCCGCTGATTGCGTGAAATATTCTTCAGGCCACGGCATGCGCCTTTCCGTGTCCCATTTCGGCCGATCCCTGTGGGTGGTTCGGCTATCGATCTTTTCTCGTATGGCTGCCTTCATTTATACTCTAACTGTCATGTTTTTACGCCGCCTTCGCTGGTGCATCCAGCGGGCTGGGTCTATCGATCACTCGCAGCGTTTGCCCCTTCGCCGCTGCTACCAAAGCGCGGGTTGCGTTGTCCGCGATAATGCAGCCTTCCGATGCGGTGTGGTTCGTCAGGTGGTTATCCCCGTGCATCAGGAATCCTGAGCGCCCGAACATTTGGTTGTACTCGTGCGGCACGAGCCGAATAGTTAGCGGTCCCTTCTCGTCGTTCACTTCCCCGAACGTGTAGAGGCCGCACGGGATTGGGCCTTCATTCTTCACGTTCTGCATGGCTGGGTTGTTCATGCCGTCACCGCGTCCCGAATAGCACTGCGAGCACCGCGAGCCATCAGGCCGGTAGAGTATCCCGGTTTTCTGCACATACAGCCAGGTCGAGAGCCGTGGCACCCTCACCACTGGAGCGGCCGGGGGCTGCTTGCTGTCTTGCTCTAATGTTTCGATGTAGTCCGTTTTGGTATCTTTGTCCATGTGGTTGTTTTATTGGGGCGCTGGTCCAAGCAGCGCCCCGGCTCCGTACCGATTTAGTTAGATCGGATCACCCCCTTCTCCTTAACTTGCTTTCGGTCTATCCGAACCCGTGGCTGGTGCCTGGTTGGCATCGGCAAGTGCGCTTATCGTGGACGGCTGGCCCTTTGTGCCTCCGGTTACGTTTCCATCTTTCGCCAAGAGTCCAATTACTCCCGTGGCGAACAGGCCGAGTACCGCAGGATCGTGAATCGCTCCAGAAATTCCATCGGGTCCCATGTACGCTTGGTATGATCCAATCGCGATAGCTCCGACTCCGGTTAGTGTCGTTTTCCAGGATGCCGTCAGACTTGCCCAGCGGATGTTTTTTAGAAAGTTAAACACCGGACTCCTTTTTCAGTTTCAGTTTCACTTCGAGGATGACTTCCTCACCGTCCAGTAGGGCGTCAAGCATTGGAACTTCGCCCAACGCCGCACGCGCCCCGATTGCTGCTTTTTCGGCTACCTCGGCAGATACTGCCTCGCTCAACTTACGAGCGGGCCACAAAAGTTTTTTCAAAATGTTTTCCATGCGTTCTCCGTTATTTGAATAGCCCGAATCCAATCCCTAGCGTTACCGTGGCCTGCTGTCCGACTCCCGCAACCTTCAGCGTTTGCGCGCTGGCGATGAAATGAAACGGCGTCTGCCTAAATCGAACCGTGAGGAATCCACGGCCGGCGAACGCTCCGCTAGCGCTGCCGCTGTCACCCTCCGCTACTCCCGCGTCCCCAACTAGCCCGATAGTCGCCAGTCCGATACTCCATAGCGTCTTGGAGATTCCCGCCCGCGCCGAAGTTCCAACGGTGCCGCCCTTCATCCGCACAAACTCATTGGT